TAGACTTCCAAAATTTTGCAATACCCCATCCAATGCCCAAAATTCCCATGACTGCGAGAGAAATTCCTTCTATTACTTTAATGGGGTCGATCAGGGATAGGTACATCTTTGCAAACTCCGGTATGTATTAATATTTATATTCTTGACACTCCGTTAGAAGATGTTATAATGAATAACCATGACTAGAGAAGAATTATTCGCATTACACACAAAAATTTGCCAAGAAGCCAAGGAATTGATGGAAAAGAAGAACAATGACTATGCTTCTACTTCTGATCCATTCATGAACTTCCGCCGAGCGGAATATCTTGGGTTTTCTACCGCAGAACTTGGTGTTCTTATCCGAATGACGGATAAAATGTCAAGAATCTCCACTTATTTGAACCGTGGAGAACTTTGTTTGAAAAACGAGAGCGTTTATGACGCAATCGTTGACATTATCAATTACAGCGTTATTCTTGCTGGATTGCTTAAGGACAAAGACGCAAAGAAATGAAATTTTACACTGCCTGCGCTCTAAAGGGCAACAAGATACTTGTCCGAGGTTATCGCAATGGTGTTCGGTTTACGGACACCGTTGCGTTTAAACCTTCTCTGTACATCAAAACAGATAAAGACAGCAAGTATAGATCGTTGAATGGTGTCAAGGTCAAGCGTATGATCTTTGACACTCTTTATGATTGCAGACAGTTTCTTGACCAATACAGGGATTTAGATGATTGCCCGATTTATGGAAACACTGATTTTCTCACTCAATATCTCATGGAGACTTATGAGGCTGAGGTGGAATACGATCTTTCCAAGATCAAAGTCGCATACCTAGACTTGGAATGTGAGAGCGAAGATGGGTTTCCTGATTTGGACAACCCAAATGAAAAAATCAACCTGATGAGCATTCGGGTTGATGGTGCTACTTATGTCATAACTTCAAAGCCAGTTGATCTTCCCGGCTGTAAAGTAATACTTACAAGTTCAGAAAAGGAATTGATCAAAAAAACCTTTGAAGTCTTGGCAAAAGAAGATGTTGACATTATTTCTGGATGGAATATTAAACTCTTCGATATGCCCTATATAATAGGTAGGGCTAAACTCTTCTTTGACGAGAAGGAGATTCAGGAGTGGTTGCCTTTTGGTTTGATGAAGATGCGGGAAACGGATATCGGAGGAAAGGTCTATAAGATCTATGAATTTCCTGGATATACGATTCTAGATTACATGGATCTGTACAAAAAGTTCTCTGGAACGAGTCAAGAAAGTTACGCTCTAAATTTTATTGCAAAGGCGGAACTGGATGCTCAAAAACTTGATTACAGTGAGTATGGGTCTCTTCGGGAGTTTTACCGCAATGATTTTCAAAAGTTTGCGGAGTATAACGTCCAAGATGCAATCTTGGTTGAACAGCTTGACAATAAGCTCAGACTGATCGACCTTGCGGTTTCTATTGCATACGAAGCCAAGATAACATTCGATACGGTTTTCTTTGCAACACGCATCTGGGAAACCATTTGCTGTGATTATCTATTCAAGCAAAGTATAATTCCACCACTGAAGCGAAGTTACGCCAAAGACGATCAGTTTGTTGGCGCATACGTCAAAGATGTAACTCCGGGGCTTTACAAGAACATTGTAAGCTTTGATGCCACAAGCCTTTATCCAAGCATTATCATGCAATGGAATATTTCACCAGAAACTTGTGAAAATAGTGATTCTTCACTTAATGCTGATGACTTCTTGAAAAACAAAAAAACCAGTATCCCAGATATTATTGAGGATGCTGAAAGCAGATCATGCTGCCTTGCCTGTAATGGTTCAATGTTTACACGTAATGTAAAGGGATTTATACCCGTTCTTATTGAAAAAACATTCAATCAAAGAAAAGAAGCAAAGTCTAAGATGATTGATCTTGAGAGAGAGTATGAGGCATCAAAGAATCAAGATTTGTTGCCACGTATTGCCGCACTCAAAATTCGTCAGTCAGTTAAAAAAATTCTTGCAAACAGTCTCTACGGTTGTTTGGGCAATCCCGCATTTGTCTATTCTGCACCACATCTGGCAACAGCTGTAACGGTAACCGGGCAAGTTATTATTCGTAAAGCAGAAAACTGTATGAACGAGTATATTCAAAGAATCACTAAAACAAATAGTGATTACGTTATTGCAGTTGACACGGACTCCGTATATTTAAATCTAGATCCGATAGTGGAGCAAATCTCCAAGAAAACAAAGATTGCAGATATCACCGAGTTCATCAATCAAGTCTGTGAGCAGAAGATACAACCTGAATTCAAAAAAGAGATGGAACTGCTTGCATACACTCTAGGTTGCCCGGAGAATAAGATCTTCTTCAAGCGCGAAGCGATTGCTTCAGCTGGAATGTTTATTGCCAAAAAGCGATATGCACTGCTCATGCAAGATCTTGAAGGAGTTCGTTTTGCCGATCCAAAGTTAAAGATCATGGGTCTTGAAACTGCAAGAAGCAGCACACCAGCAGTCGTTCGTTCTAAACTTAAAGATTGTATTCGTATTATCTTGACAAAAACCCCAGAGGAGCTGCGAGACTATGTGGATGAATTTTATGATGCGTTTATGATTATGCCTATTGAGGATGTCGCAGCTCCTCGGGGTGTCAAGGGTATCAACAAATATAAAGACAATTCTAATATCTACAAGACCGGAACTCCAATTGCTACAAAGGCAGCATTGTTGCATAACGCACATACAAAGAAACTAAACATAGACAAAGAAGTGCAATCCATCAAGGAAAATGACAAGATGAAATTTGTCTTTGTAAAAGTTCCAAATCCATATGGTATGGCTGGCAGAGATGCTGTCATGGGGTTTATCAACAAACCACCCAAGCAGTTTCAACTTGAAAAATATATCGACCGCAAGAAACAGTTTGAAAAAACTTTTCAAGAACCTCTTGACAATATTCTCCAAGCCATAAACTGGTCAATAAGTAAGCAGGTAACGCTTGATTCTTTCTTTGTTTAAGATATAATATAAAAATGAAAAGTTTTTCTAAAAAATATAAACAGCATAGTACAAAAAAGTCTGAATTTATTGATGGTAAATATATTATTAGTTCTAATTCAAACCACGAAATAAATTTTCCAAATAATAGTGTCATTGAAGAACAGAAGAGAGAAATTCAAAGACAGAATATCGTAATCAATCAACTCAAAGAAGAATTAGAAGAGTTGAAAGAAGAGCTGGAATTGCTAAAAGCAATGAATCAGGAATGTTAATATATGGTTAAGAAATTTAAATCTAGATATGGTGATGAAAGAATACTCACACTTCTTGAAGATGGATCTTACAAAATCGAAGGCAGGTCTTTGTTTACTCGCCACGCTGATGGGCTATTTGATTTTGAAGGTGGGCCATGCTATATGGTTGGTGATAGATTTTATGAAGGCATTGGTGACCTAATCGTAGATTCAGTTAAACCAATTGAGGCATCCCAGAAAGACTGGGGTGCAGTTATTATTACAACAAGAGAAATACCAAAAAGGAATAAAAATGTCAAAATATTTAAAAAGCCTAATCACAAAGATAAATAATCCAGACGCTAAACTTGTTGCAGATGGCCTTGACGGTTCTGATGTTACTGGGTTTATTGACACTGGTTCTTATGTATTGAACGCCCTTTTGTCTGGTTCAATCTACGGAGGTCTTCCCAATAACAAGATTTCTTGTCTTGCTGGTGATCCAGCAACCGGAAAGACCTTCTATGCACTCGGAATCGCATCACAATTCCTTAGAGACAACCCAGAAGGAGTTGTCATTTATTTTGATACCGAACAAGCAGTCACCACCGACATGTTTGAATCAAGAGGAATTGATACAAACAGAATTGCAGTGGTTCCTGTGGCAACTATTGAAGAATTCAAGACTCAGGCACTCAAGATCGTTAATGATGTACTTGAGACCCCAGAAGATGAGCGCAAGCCAATGTTTATGGTTCTTGACTCTTTGGGCATGTTGTCAACCGAGAAAGAGATGAATGATTCTGCTGAAGGCAAGAATGTCAGAGACATGACTAAAGCACAGCAGACAAAAGCAACTTTCCGTGTACTGACACTGAAGCTTGGTAAAGCTAACATTCCAATGCTTTTGACTAATCACACATATCAAGTCATTGGTTCTTATGTACCAACCAAGGAACTTGGCGGTGGTATTGGTTTAAAATATGCAGCAAGCACAATTCTTACTCTGTCGAAATCAAAAGACAAGACAGATGAAGGTGTTGTGGGCAACTTCATCAAATGCACCAATTACAAGAACAGATTTGTAAAAGAAAATAAACAAGTAGAAACAAGATTAAACTATAGTAGTGGACTTAGCCGTTATTACGGTTTGACGGATCTTGCAATCAAATATGAAATCTTTAAAAAGGTTTCCACAAGAATTGAATTGCCAGATGGGTCAAAAGCATTTGAAAAAAATATTGACGAAGAGCCAGAGAAGTATTATACTAAAGATGTTCTAGATAGATTGGACGCAGAAATTCAAAAGGACTTCAAGTATGGACAAGGTTCCTGATTATAAATTTTTAGAAACATCTAACATGGATATGGATACATGTCCTATTCAAATTCTTTCCGGAGATTTTGCAGGAATTGTTTATCGTTATGGTAAAATTTCTCTTAAAGAAATGGATAGCGGTGATGTTCAGGTTACAATGGATATCTCTATTGTAAATGGACCAGAAAACTTTGATCATAACACTCCAGAATTTACACTAGTTGCTGGTGAAATTTTTGTAGATATTATAGAAAAAAATTCAAAATTAGAAAATCCCATTGATCTTGAAGATGATGTTCACCAAGATTAATGTTGGACAAAGCAATATATAAGAGTATAGTAAAATAATGGAAACAGTTATTCTCAAGAACTTGGTACTCAATGAGGAGTACGCAAGAAAAGTAGTTCCTTTCTTGCAGGAAGAATACTTTCACGATAAGTGTGAAAAAACAGTATTCAACATCGTGAGCAAGTTTATTCTTAAGTACAATAACATCCCAACTAAGGATGCTATTCTCATCTCATTGGAGAATGAAAAAGCTCTGGGTGAAATTGAATTTAAGAGGTGTGTATCTATTTCCGATGAAATGTACAAGGAAGGTGAGAAGTCAGACACCATTTGGCTTGTAGAGAACACAGAAAAGTTTTGCAAAGAAAAGGCCATCTATAATGGTATCATGGAATCCATTGGTATTATTGAGGGCAAAGACAAGGAAAAAACACAAAATGCAATTCCAGAAATTATGTCAAAGGCTTTGTCCGTCTCATTTGATACAAGAGTCGGGCATGATTTTCTTGAAGATGTGGATGAGCGCTACGAATATTATCACAGAGTTGAAGAACGTATTCCATTTGACTTGGAAATGTTTAATACAATCACCCGTGGTGGGGTTAGGAAGAAGACGCTCAATGTAGTCATGGCAGCGTCGGGTGTAGGCAAGAGTGCATTCCTTTGCCATCATGCAGCAGCATGTTTGTCACAAAACATGAATGTTCTTTACATTACTCTTGAGATGGCGGAAGAAGAAATTGCAAAAAGAATTGATGCAAATCTTCTGGACTCGGACATGCACGTTCTCGAACAAATGCCAATCAATCAATACGAAAGTAAGGTTGAAAATTTCAAGAAAACTTGCCGTGGAAAGCTAATCATCAAGGAATATCCAACAGCAGCTGCCAACGTTACTCACTTCCGCAATCTTATGGAAGAACTAAAGATTAAGAAAAAGTTTATTCCAGATGTAATTTTTGTGGATTATCTGAATATCTGTTCTTGCGCTCGCTTTAAACTTGGCAATGGCATGAACAGTTACACTTATGTTAAAGGCATTGCAGAAGAGCTTCGTGGTCTTGCCAAGCAGTTCAATGTTCCTTTGTGGACGGCTACACAGGTCAACCGCGAGGGCGCAAAGAGCAGTGATATGGAGATGACCGATACTTCTGAAAGTTTTGGTCTTCCCCAAACTGCAGATTTCTTCTTTGCTCTAATTGAGAATGAAGAGCTTGCAGAAGCAGGACAACTTATGGTCAAGCAATTGAAAAATCGTGGAAACGATACTACAAAAAACCGTAAGTTCCTAATTGGTGTAAATAAATCTAAGATGAAATTTTATGATGTTGACAATTCTAACAACAATCTTGTTAATGCTAATAACACGGATGATGAAGGAGTCGGATCAGGATATGATGGACAGGCATTCAACCCGGCGTTCGGAAAGAAAAAAAATAAAGCGGTAAGCTGGACTTTCGAAGACGCAAAATGACTCTATATATTGACAAGAAGTATGTAAATCTTGTTTCTGGTTCACTTGAAAAATTTAAGTGGAAGAAAGAAACTCTAGCCACATGTAGATGTTTTAAGTGTGGCGACTCAAAGAAAAATAAGTCCAAGACAAGGGGATATTTCTTTGAGCACAAAGGACACTATGTATATAAATGCCACAATTGCGGTTTTTCTTCTAATCTATATGGGGTTCTTGAGTCTGTTAGCCCAATACTATGCAAAGAGTACTCGTTCGAAATGTTTAAGGAAAAAACTCCAGAACCAGTGGTTACAGAAAAGAAAGAAGTCAAGCAGCCATCTTTCACTAACCTCGGAACAAGGCTTGACTTACTCAATGCAGATCATAAGGCGATAAAATATGTTCAGTCTAGACAAATTCCGAAAGAAAAGTATAGCAACTTTTATTACAGCCCTGATTTCAGTAAGATCATGGCCGATTTTGACAGAACCGGACATAAGGAAGCCAGACTCGTCATACCGTTCTACAATGAGGTGGGTGAGCTTGTTGGGGTTCAAGGCAGAGCAATTGATGACGAAAAAGCGATCAGGTACATCACGCTCAAAAAAGAAGGGCAAGAAAGGCTCTGGTACAATCTAGATAAAATAGATCCTAGGTCAACTATATATGTTACCGAAGGCCCTATTGATTCAATGTTTATTCCAAATTGTACGGCAATGCAGGGTGCAGGATGGCTTGAAGAATTGCCTGCAAAAATTGCAAAATCAAAAGTAGTGTTCATATTTGATAATGAACCTAGAAATGCAGAAATTTCTGCACTATTGGGTAGATACATAGATGCCGGAAGAAACGTAGTAATCTGGCCATCCGAAATAGACAAAA